GGCGTGTTAAGATCACTGGCCGAAGACAGATCGAGTGTGGCATAGCCACCACCGACTGACCCTAGCCAGGCCATGTGCCGGTTGACTTCCTGCTGCTCTGTCAGGTCTATCCTGAACCCAGAGCGCAAGACGGTCATTAGCACATTGTGGACTGCGAGCTGCAACATCATGTTACAGCTCGGTATCTTCGATATAAGGCGATCCTTCAGCGCGGTCTTGCGGACCGTGAGCAGTGTCGCTTTACTATCGAGCTTGTCATGTACGCCATACAGCTGGTGCCTTTTGCACTCCGCTGCACGGGATGTGGGGCTGGCTTGCATAGCCATACCCCTATACATGATGTACACAATGCGATCCGTGGCAGTGAGTGGTCCCTCCGCAATCTTGCGGAAGGCATCCTGCCAGGGTAAGTCCGAAGACGAACCTTTACCCGGACGCATATAAGGTGCAAGAGTCCCAAGATCAGGGAGCTCGAGCCCCAGCGCCTCAAGTCGTACCTCAATCAGGAGTTTTGCCTGGTCGAGAATACGGCTTACACGAGAAGGTAGTGGTAAATTATCCTTCAAGTGATCTCTCGCTATCGCGTTGACGCGGCGGAATTCATCCACCGCAGCCGAGGCGCGATCATCATCTGATACACATTCTGAGAAGATACCGTTTCCGGTGAACTTCTTAAAGAAGGCAACGTACTGCATCGCTGCAGCGAGCTGCCTCCCAGATGTGATCTTTGGATGTGAGAGAAGGTCCACCTCTAGTATAGCCTCAAGCTCGCGCTTGTCGGGTCTACATGAAGGAGGGCCAAAGACGCTGCCGATCTCATTCCTGAGATCGTTGTACAACGCTCGTACCAACTTAGCTTGTGTGGTTTCCATTTGGAACACCATATTAGTTGAGAAAGTAAGCGTATTATACTTATAACGTCTTTTCAGAGGAACGCAAAACCCAGTAAATCACACACGATATTATACACGTCCTTGAATGAAACATATGCAGGGTCGATGAAGACGAGAAGCTCGTCCTTCACCGCCGGGCAATGTTTCAACCAAAAATCGCATAGTAGCTTCGCATGTTCTAGGTCAGCTGCGTCCACCGTAAGTCCTTTGCAGGACTGGTCAAGACTAGAGCTGGCCATCGCGTGCTATCTGGTAAATACCTGAGGCGTTTGCCCACAGGATTCCAGCGAACAAGCTAAGGAAAGCTGCAATCTGCTCTGCGTCATTCCCAACGGCAGCTGGCAGTCGAATAGTCAACTGTCCATTAATGGTATCATACTGATACCCTGACAAACCGTCAAGGAGGTTAACGCCTTTCACACAGCCGAGAACAATTTCGTTCTTACGGCCAGATCCAGGACCGACGTACATCCCAGTCGTCTGACTCCGGGCACCAGGGATTTTAAACCTGGCAGGGACACGCGAATAAACTTTAAAAGGCAGTTCGTTCGTGTGCGCCGAGACACCCGTTTGGGTGCCGCCTAAGGCAGAGACGGTAAACAACTTTTCCGTTGCCGAAGCAGATTGCTGCGACATCGTGTAAGTTGGGGATGTTAAACCCGTGCAGGCTGCGCCTGTCACTGTGGTTAATGTGAGTGCCATGGTAATGCTCCCATGATTTATTATGCGGGCGTTTCTGTGACGTTCTCACTACGTCCAGCTGCCGACAAAGGGTAGAGAAAAAGGCGTAGATCGGCGCTTGAAGAAGTGCAATGCACTCCATAAGGTACCGACCTGCACAGGGCTAGGATATTTCCATTCAAAGTGTGGCATCAAGCCAACATTGATTGTGCGCTGAAAACGCACATAGCTCTGTTTCGCCTCGCCGAGACTCCCAACGTATCGAACCGTTTTAGCCGACTGGTATCCCATGTGGGACCATTTCCGGCCATGACGGACCAATTCGTCACGTACCAATACCGATGCCCATGAGTTGGTTGTCGGATATGGGGGAGTCGTG